AATAAACTTCCAGCACAATATTGGTATTTACCTTCTACAGCGTGGATGATGCACCCAAGCTTGATTGCTAAATTAAGATTAATGACTGCAACTGGCGGATTACCATTGCTTTTAGAAGTAGGCGATGAAGATGGCGGAGCAATGTTATATTTATTTGGCATTCCTGTCATTCCTAATACTTATTTCCAAACTGCTGCGGCAGGTGCTTTCATGGGAACTTTAGCTTGTTGGGATCAGTTTATGACTATTGCTGACAATGAAGAAATGACACTTAAACGCTATGATCAAACGAAGCCCGGATTTGTAACACTATATGCTGAAAAGCGTGTAGTTTCTACAGTAAGAAATCCGACAGCTGGTGTATTTATTTACGCGAGTTAATTATGACTGATACTTTAGGGCAAATCCCATTCGGTGGAAACACTAGGAATCCGTTCAACTATGATAAGTTTGAACAGATCAATCGTGCCTTAACTACAGGTTGGCTTACTTTAGATGAAATCACTCAACAATTAAATTTGTTTGGTGATGAATCTCAAGATGCTTATTTAGAAAGTTTAGAATTAGCGGTTCGTATGCACATTGAGGATTATCTTGGTATGCCTATATTCCCTATTTCTTATCGTTCTTATTATGGCCTTAGTTCTTTATATGCCAATCCTGTTTGTTTAGATTTGCCGCAAGTATCTTATAAAGATAGTTTTAATACGGGAAGCGTTGTTATTAATAGCGTTAAATATTATAACAATTCTGACACTTCAGTATTAATAGAAACTACTATTTTAGCTACTTCTGATTATGTTTATGATCCAACAGGTAATAAAGTAATATTACCCGGAGGCATGCCAAGCGATGTTAATACAGTCGTAACTTCACCTATTGTTGTTGAATTTACAGTCAATCCTAATTTTTTACAGGCTTATCCTGTAATTAAACAAGCTGCATTATTACTATTGACACATTTATATAATAATCGTTCTGAAACAACTTCAGGAAGATTAGATAACATTCCTTATGGGGTAGATGCTTTATTAAGACCATACAAACCATTGGTGATGTAAATGGCCATAACCCGTTTTGAAAATGTAGATGTAAATGACTTGACATTCTCAACCAATCAATATGGTGAGTATGAAACTGTTATTACTAAAAAATTTACAAGTAGGCCATTAATTTCTGATGTTAAAAATTCATTGGCCATTACTGACAGATATAGAATATATCAAGATTTGATACAGATGAAATTTAACTACACTCCATGGATGAAAGATGTTGTAGATAATCAAAATCTTTATTCTGTAACTTGGCGTGGCAAAGATTGGCGTATTACAGATTGTCTTGAATCTAACGATAGAATGAGTGTGACTTTAATGTGCTATAGAAACGATCCAGCTACGGCGGTTTAATATGGGACAAAATGTTATTAATGACTACGCAACTGCAATACAATGGCAATTAAGTGATATAATAACGCCAATACCTGTTTATTCTAATTTCAATAGAAATTGGGCTACACAAGAAAAATTTGTAACATGGCATTTAACTAATGTGCATCAACCTGTTTACACAGGTATCCCGCAAAATAATAAAGGGATTGATACACCTTTAATTGAAATGAGTGTATATACTAAACAGATGGCAGATTGTTATGATGTGGCAAATAGTATTATACAAGCGTTACATGGCTATCAAGGAATGTTTGGAAACCCTTTAACATCAGGATTCTCAATATCCAAAGCTGATGTGAACATGAGGTTTCAAAGTTATGATGACGAAATTAAACTATATAATATTTCATTGGATTGCACTTTATACATTCCAACATAAGATTTTTTGATTATTTTTAAAAAGGAAATTTAATTATGGCACTTCCAAATAAAGTATTACCGGGATTTAGCGCAACCTTATATGCACAATCAGGTGCAACTCCAACACCATTAGATTTAGAAGAATTAAGCACTTGGGCAGATGTTGATGCTATTGCTATAACTTCAAATATTATTCCTGTTGAAGCTATTCCTGCTTTTGGTCAAGATGATGCAATGGCTAACTTCAATGTAGCAGGCTCTCGTCAATCAGACAAGATTCCTACACAAGCGCCACCTACATCAATGACAATTACTGCAGCATGGAATCCAGCAGATACGCAATTACTTCAAATGCGAGCAGATGCTTACAATGGCACTATTGACCGCACTTTTGTTATTCTTGCTACAGATGGCACAGGTAATTATGTTGCTTATGCTTTCAATGGCCGTGTTGGTCAATGGGATGTAGATACTAACCCAACTGCTGAAGCAAAATGCTCATTTACTGTTCACCCAAGAGGCAATCAATACGGTTGGTCAAATAACGCATAAGGACAAAATAATGCAAGTCAAAACACAACAAGATTTAAGTAGTTATTTACTGAACAATGGCATGTTAGATTATTTAGTGAACCGAGCTAATTCAGGTCAAAAGAATTGGTTCGGTTTTTCTGAACAGCGCATTACAGGTATTGTTTTGGCTCATGAAATTGCAAAGCATCATGCGGACACAATGTCCCCGCAAGAAGTAGTAGATTATGCACAAAAAGTTAATAATGCTATATATGAAAAAATAATTAAATCACAATAACAAGAGGAGTTTGTATGGCGTTTGCTGACAAATTAGGTAGTAAATATACCGCTGTAAAAGACAAAGTTAATTTAAGAGTGCTTCATATTAAAACAGATGAAGCTGAATTTGATTTGAAAGTGAGAATACCTTTCAAACAAGAAATGGAATCTATTAATGAAACCATTGTCGCAGTAGATGAAACAAAAGTAGAAGCGCTTTATAAAAAATTAGCCAAACCTATAAAAAAATCAATTGATGAAGGTGGCGATGAATTTTTAAAAGCAATCAACAAAGATAAAGATTTTATTATTGTTAAAGATAATGACATTATTGTAGATGGTAATTCAATACGAAATGTTGCAACATTATCTATTATGTGGGAAATTAAAGTAGAAGAATACTTTCATTTATTGGTTTCAGAAACAGGTGAGCCAATTACTGAAAGTTTTGAGGAAATATCAAAAGAATTTCCTGAAGATGTAATAAAGCAAATAGTCAATGAAATAGAAAAAGTTATTAAGCCTGATTATAGTAGCGTAAAAAAAAATTAAGAAAATCACTGCGTAGGCAAGTTACTGCGGCAATGATTTTTAATGGGCATACAGAACAATACATTAATTCATTAGATGAAGAATTATTTGCGGAGATACAAGTTATGTATGCGGAAGGAATGTTAGGTAATAAAGCTATCTACAATGCTTTAACACCCATTACAACCGCTCTCTATAATTATATGCGCAGTCCTAGTCAAAGAGCATATAAGTCAAATGAAATATTCCCTTGGATTGATGATTATTCAAAAAGCTCTGACATTGAAGATAATGATGTAAGTAATTCATTGTTATTATTTATGTCGCAAGCGCCTAATTTTAAAATAGATAGATTTAAAAAATAATGGATTATCAATTTAAAGCAGAAGGTTTTGAATCTCTTTTTCAGCGCATGGATGAATTGCGTGATGAAATTGGCCGAGCTAAAACTGATAGGATTTGGCGTAATGTTTTACTTTATGCTATGGAGCCTGTTTTGCAAGACGCTATTTCACATGCACCTTATGACAAAGACAGTAAAGATGGCCATTTAAAAGATCATATTTATATGAAAGCTCAAAGACCTCAGATGTTTGATAAAGGTTCAAAATATTATCAAGGTGAAAGCTATTTGGTTCGTGTTACATCTAGCCCAATTCGTGATACTTCATTTTTACATACAACTTTAAATAAAAAAGGAAAATTTCAAACTCGTTGGAAAGGCCTCAAACCTGTTGGCGTATCTCAAGAGTTTGGTAACAAAAGAGTTCGTAAACAAGCATTTTTAAAACCAGCTTTAATTGATAATATTGAAAATATTAAAGGCAGGCTTGGTCAAGCTTTAAAAGCTCAAATAGATAAAATTGCAGAAGGTAAAAAATAATGGCAACCATTGGCTCATTAAGCGTCAAATTAGGCCTCATTACTGTCGATTGGGACAAAGCCACAGACAAGGCAAAAAAACAAGCCAAAGACCTTCAAACTGCGTTTAACAACCTAGGTAAAGAACTTAATCTTGTTCAAAGAGCATTCGGTTCTTTTACATCAAATTTCAATCTTGCAGGTATAGGCATTGCTGCACTCACAGCTAAAGCTATTGGGCTATCTCGTGATGTTAAAGATATGGCAGACAGCTTTGGATTATCTACCTCTAAAATTCTTGAATATCAAGCAGCGTTAGAAACTTCAGGCGTTGCAGCAGAAAATACGAGTAAAGTTCTTGCAACTTTATTTAGTAAAATTGATGAAATGCAATCAGGTAAAGGTATTGACCTTGTTGAAAAATTCAACAAAATGGGCATTAGTTTATCTGAAATTTCTAAATTACAACCCGATCAAGCGCTTGAAGTATTTTCTAAAGGATTATTAAAATTAGATAGTAGTTTTGAACGAGCTAATATTAAAGCTTTGTTTATGGGCAAAGGCTCTAAAACATTTGGTCCCGAATCTTTTTTAGAAAATCTTAAAAAAGTAAAAGGTGGTTATGACAGCGCAGGCGATTCAATTAATCGTTTGGCACAATTAGATGATAATCTTAAAGTTTCTATGCAAAATCTTACTATTGCATTTGCAGATATTTTAGGAAAATTTATTGGTAATGATGGTTTAGTAGTTAGCGTTCAACAATTCAAAGATATTATTGAAGTCGTATTTTCTGTTTACACAGTAAAAGCAATTAGCTCATTTACTATTGCTATTATGGAATTGACAGGAGCTATGATAGCTCTTAAAAATGCTACGATTGCTTTCTTTCCGGGCGCTGGCCTGTTATTAAAATTTATGTCAGCTATTGGTTCATTAGGAACCGATACTCCGGGACTTGCAGACCTTCTTAAAAAAATTACAGAAATGAGAGCAGAGGTAGAAAAACCTGTTTCTACTACTGTAGATGTTACTGCTAAAGATTTATCAAAAGGCAATCTTGATTTAGAAAATGCTTATTATGCTCAATACAAATCTAGACTTACTTTAGCTAAAGAAGAATTAGAATTTCAAAAACGATCATTACAAATTAAATTAGATGCTTACAATACAGATGAATGGACTACGAAACAAAGAGAATTACAACTTAAATATGAAGAAGATATAGCTAAACTTAATAACGAAATGGCTCAAGAGCTTAAAAGCATTCCCGAAGGAAGTGCAAGGGCTAGTAAAATTAAAGAAATTTATGATGTTAGAAAGCAAGGTGCTAAAGAAGCATTAGATAGTGAAATAACTTTATCTGAAAAACAAAAAGAAATTCAAACTAATTTTGCTGAAGGTTGGAAAAATGCTTATGCTGTTTATATGCGTGAATCTGAAAAAGCTGGTGAGGTTGCAGCACAGGCATTTGATTCATTAACAAAAAGTTTAGAAGATACTTTAGCCACATTTTTTGAAACAGGTAAGTTTAACTTCAGATCATTTGCTTCATCTATCATTCATGAAATGGCTCGTATTCAAGCTCAAGCGGCAGCTAAATCTATCATGGGAATATTTGGCGGCGGCGGTGGCGGCGGAATCGGTGGATTTTTTAGTAGTTTGGCAAATAGCATATTTACTGGTGGAAGCCCTGCGGCATTATTAACAGGTTCTACAGGCGAATCATATGGTTCAATATTAACTGGCAAAGCGACAGGCGGTGATGTTAATGCTGGCACGCCTTATATGGTGGGTGAGAATGGTCCTGAAATGTTTATACCTTCACAAGCTGGTTCAATTGCGCCAAAAACAACATTAGGTTCAATGATGGGGCAAAATCAACCACAAGTAGTTTATAATGGTCCATACATTGCTAACATGAGTGCTATTGATACACAATCAGGATTGCAATTCTTGGCTAAAAATAAACAAGGCGTATGGGCGGCAAACCAATCAGCACAAAGAGGACTTCCACAAAGTAGATAATTATGGCAAATTTAACCACAATACTTTCCATATCTGAATCTGTAGGCATTAATGATCAAAGATTTATTGGTCAAATGATGAGCCGCAATCAAAGAATTTCAACATCTGAAATTATTGGTGTGCAACCTTTTGTGTTTGAAATGAAACCTATGAATTATCTTTTGTATTCTCAAAACAGACAATTACTTTCTGATTTAAGAACAGCTGATCGTGAATACGAACAATATCTTAATTTTGGTTCAACTGGTTGGGTTAATTATATTGATTATCAAGGTGATATGACTTCAGGTCAAATTTCAGCTTGTCAATATCAAACATCTTCCGCAAATAAAACTATTGTATTAGGTTCTTTGCCAACAATTACTTCAACAAAATACATTGTGAAAATAGGTGATTTTTTACAAATTGGTAGATATGCATATATAGCAACTGCTAATGTTCAAAGAGGATCGGGTACTACAGTTAATATTCCTGTTCACAGAACAATAATGACAACATTAGTAGCACCAATTACAGCGGTTATTGGTCAATATGGCACTACGCAATCTTTAGGCGGTTCAACTTATACTGGAATTACTTTCCCTGTTATACTTCAACAATATCCAAATTACACACTTATCCCAATGACTAATGATTCTTTTCTTCAATGGTCAGGAACATTTAAAGCGATAGAAGTAGTATTGTCATGAACAACATAGCACCAATACAAAATACTAATAATATAAGGATGGCGGATTTTATCCGTGTAACCACTCAAAATGCAGAGGGTGATACTGTAGTTTATCGCCTTGCATCAACCCCATCTGTATTAACAATTCCTGCTGTTGATCCTTTACCTTTTGATGCGCTTGGTGCATTGGTTAAAGTAAATGATGTGCAAAGAGATATTAAATCAACTGCCAATGAAACATCTATTACTTTAGTAGGTATTGATACAGCTCAATTGGGTTGGGTATTAAGCAATAAAATCAAAGGTTCTTTTATTGAAATGTGGCATGGTTTTTTCAATGAAAATAATGAACTCATAACCATAGGCGGCACAGGCGGTCTTTATAAATTTTTTACTGGGTATGTAAACTCATTTAATATTACAGAGCAATGGTTTGAAGAAGGTAGAATGTATTTAGGGGTTATTAATGTAACTGCATCAAGCATTCAAATTATTTTACAAAATGGAACTGCTGGTAGATATACAAATAACAATTCATGGCAATTTTTTTCACCTTCAGATACTTCAATGAATCGTGTGTCTGTTATTCAACAAATAAATTATTTCTTTGGCAAAGACAAAGACCCAAGCGTATATAGAAGTTGATAAGAAAAGCTAACAAATACGACATAGACAAGATAATAGAACTTTTAAAAGATTTTGCTATTAAATCTAAAAATCAATTAAAAGGCAGTCCATTAGATTGGTCTAAAACTTATGTAATGCAACTTATTACAAATATAATAGCAGGGCAAGGTTTTATTTTAATTGATGATGAACAAACAGGAATTTTAGTAGTTTATAAAAATCATTGTTTTTGGAATGAAAAAAGCATTCAACTTCAAGAAGTAATGCTTCACGGATATAACAAATTTGTTATTGCTAGGTTGATTAAAGAATATATCAAAATAGCAAAAGAATTATTAAAAAAAGGGGAAATCAATCAAGCTACAATATCATCTTATGATGATCTTAAATTTGAAAGATACGGAATGAAATTAATAGAATATCATTGGGAAATTAATTAATGAGCGGATTAGTTAGTGCTATAACTAAAGCGTTTGCCGCTTTTGATCCTATTAGTTTTGCTATTCAAATGGTAGCAAGTGCAATATTATCAAAACTTCTTGCGCCTAGTCCGCCTAGTCAAGCCGCTCAAAGTGCGCCTGATCCTAATCCTGGTTCTCGCGCTCAAACTCCGCCTGCTGGTAACAATAAACTTCCTGTAGTTTATGGTCAAGCTTGGACAGGTGGTATCATCACAGACCTTTCAATCACTAATGACAATCAAACACTTTATTATGTATTTGCTTTATCAGAAGTAACTAACACTGAATCAGGTTCAAGTGTAGGCAGTGCAGACGAAATAACTTTTGGTGATATTTATTGGGGTGGTAAAAAATGTATATTTGACGGAGTAGATACAACTAAAGTAATTGCTCTTGAAGATCCAAGCACAAATGAAAGTCAAGACATATCAGGATATATGAATATATATCTTTATAAAAATGGTTCAAATGCACCTGCAAATTCAACCACAAGCGCAATAACAGTAATGAGTGATTCAAATCTTACTTATCAATGGGATAGCACTAAATTAATGACTAATTGTGCTTTTGCAATTATTCAACTTAAGTATTCTCAATCAAGAAATCTTATTGGTCTTTCTGCTACTAATTTTGAAATATTTAATGCAAGGAAAGCTCCGGGCGATTGTTTTTTAGATTATTTAACTTCTACTCGTTATGGCGCTTCAATACCATTAGATAATATTGATACAACAAGCCTTACAGCTTTAAATGTTTATTCAAATGAAACTATAACTTACACTCCATATAGTGGCGGATCAGCGACTATGAAAAGATTTGAATATAATGGTTCATTAGATACTTCACAAAAATTGATGAAAAATATTCAATCAATGGCAGATTGCTGTGATTGTTTAGTTAAATATAATGAGATCACTGGCCTTTGGGGTGTTATTGTTCAAACACCTACATATACAGTAGCTATGGATATTAATGATACTAATATGATTGGTCCAATATCTATTAGCCCAATTGATATTTCAAATTCATTTAATATCATTGAATGTAAATTTCCTGACGGAAGCCAACAAGATTCATTTAATGCCGCAACTTTTGATTTGCAAGAAATTAACCCAAGTCTTTTATTTCCTAATGAGCCAGTCAATAAACAATCAGTAAGTCTTTATTTAACTAATAATTCAGTAACCGCTCAATACATTGCTAATCGTATGTTAGAAGCCGCAAGAGAAGATTTGCAAATTCAATGTGAAATTAATTATATTGGTTTAGAACTTGAAGCTGGCGATATTGTTACAGTTACTAATGTTAATTATGGTTGGTCAGCTAAATTATTTAGAATAATGAAAGTTATTGAAAAATTTGGCGATAATGGCACTGTAACAGCAACATTAAGTTTATCTGAATATAACCCTGCAATTTATGATGATTACAATGTAACATCATTTATTCCAGCAAATAATTCAGGTCTTGGAAGTCCAGTTACTTTTGGCACAGTTTATCCGCCAACAATTGTAGCTCAATATCCTACAAATACAAATCCATCTTTTGTATTAAGAATACAAACATCAAGCGCAGGTATATCTGATTATGCAGAAATTTATTATTCAGCATATCAATATCCAACTGATGATCAACTTATATTTGCAGGCACAACCGCTATTCAACCAGTAGGAGTGCCTTATGTTGTAAATACATATATGCCTGATGTTACTTTAACTAACATTCCAACAGGTGATTGGTATTTCTTTAGTCGCATGGTTAATAGTCTTGCGTCAAGTAATTATTCTTTGGCATCAACAGTGTTAGTATGGCGACCAACTACTTTTCAATATGTAGAAAAATATCTTTCTGTAGCTTATGCAGACAATATTACAGGCACATCTAATTTTAATTTGAATCCTAGAAATAGAACTTATTATGGATTAGCAAATCAAACTTCTACAACGCCTAGCACAAACCCATCAGATTATTCATGGTATTTAGCAGATCCAACTTTTGCAACAAATAAATTTTTAGCATATAGCAATAGAACTGGTCGCAAATTTAGCTTTGCTACAGATCAAGCTGCTTATGCAGCAGGGACAGCATCTTTCGTTCCTACAACAGCTTCTTTATATGATCCTAGCGTTTGGTCAGCTTTGCCTGATGGATTGAATATTATTGATTTAGATGTAAGAACTGGTCAATTGATTGGCACAGGAACAACAACAACTGCAACAGGTGAAATTGCAATTGTTAATACTGCTGATGGTCAAGTGGTAGCCGCTTTAGCTAAATTTTTAGATTTTGGTGGTCCTAGCACATTTACTGGTGATGCTACAACATTAACTATTGATGTTTATGGTCGGGTTGTAGGGTTTAGTGCCGCAGATAGTTTTTATATGACTATTAACAATTTTGTAGCAACTTCAGGTCAAACAGTATTTTCAGTCACTAGAGATGCGGCATATATTGTTGGTCAATGTTTAGTTTATGAAAATGGTATTTTATTAAGTCAAACTGATTTTACTGATGCTTCATCAAGTGTTACTTTATCTATAGGAGCTACTGTAGGAGCTAATATAACTGTAGTGTCTATGAGAGCTATTTCTACAAGCACTTATTATGATTTAATGAATATGTCTGTATTAAGCGTAGCTTCTAATGTTGTTACTTGGAATAATGCTAATGCTCCTTGGGATTTAATAGAAATTGGTGATACTGTTTCATTTACTAATGTAGGAACACCAACGCATTACACAGTTACAGGTGTTGATTATGTTAATTCACAAATAACATTTAGCTCTCCAGTTACAAGTGTTGTAGCAGGATCAAGAATTTATTTTTATAGAGCCGCTGGTTCAAGTTATAGAATATTTAGTAGATATACAACTAATCAAACTAATGCTTCCAGTTATACGCCAACTTTATGGAGTTTTGATACAGGGTTTGAACTTCCATTTATCAATGGTGCGGCTATGACAGCTTTAGATTATAATTTATCTACAAATACTTATTCTTCTGTGCCTAATGTTTTTAGTGGAGATTTGGATATAATACAATTTACAGGAAATAATTTAACAACACCTACCGGAAGCATTGTAAATATGATAGCATATACGGTAATTGGGCAAGTAGGCTATCCATTCAATTCAATACCTAACGCATTGAATGTTTATATGAATGGTGCTTTATTGGTTGGTGGAACTGATTATACTTCAACAACAACAAGCTATACTTTAACTGTTACACCATTAGATAATACTACAATTATGGGACAACAAACATTCGCTCGGTATGGAGCGGCATAAGGGGAAAAAATGTCAAACGCTTTTAACTTATCTCAACTAGCAAATAATACTAACTCAACAGGGCAGGTATCTTTAACCGCTGGTGTAACAGGAACATTGCCAATTGCCAATGGTGGCACAAATTCAACTGCAACAGCAACCGCTGGAGGAGTAGGTTACGGAACTGGAACTGCTAATGCTTATACTGCAGCAGGCACATCAGGTCAAGCATTAATATCAGCTGCGGCTAATGCACCATCTTTTGGAACTCTTGGCGTCTCAGGTGGCGGAACTGGTTTGACTTCAGTAGGAACATCAGGTTATGTAATGACATCTAATGGAAGTGCTTTTTTAATGGCGGCAGCAGCCGGAGGTAGTGCAGTAAATATATATAGACAAGTATTTGCATCATCAGGATCGTGGACTGCGCCAACAGGAGTTACAAAAGTAATTGTATGGGCTTCAGGTGGTGGTTCAGGTGGTGTTAGATGGGGCGGTGGAATTACTGGTATACCCGGTGGACTTGGTGGTCAAGGAGTAGCTATTGTAACAGTAACTCCCGGCACTACATATACAATAACAATAGGTGCTGGCACTAATGCCGCTGGAATTTCAGGTTGCAATGGGGGAACATCTACAGCGGGTGGAACAACTTCATTTAGTTCTTTAGTAACTGCTACAGGCGGTACTTCAAGTGCATATGGACCGGGTTATTATACTGGAGGCACACAAGGAACTTTTACAACAACAGGAACATATTTAAATAAAGTAAATTCTCAATCTGCATTTACAGGTATTGCAACAAATACTAGCTCTACAAATGTAGCTTACAATCCATCTGCTACAAATGCTAGTTATTATACTGCTGGCGCAGCCGGTGATGGTGGTGGAAATTGCAGTATTGGAGCATATGGATATGGCGGCACAGGCGGTGCAGTTTTAATTCAATATGTAGGATAAGGAGATAATATGAAAGCATTAATTGATCCAAATGAATCAAAAAAAACAGGCTATAGAGTTTGTCAAATACATGAAACAGGATTTGAAGTTTGTGATCCTTTATTTTGGGTAGATTGTGATGATACAATTATTGCAGATTTATACTGGTTTAATCCTATTGATAATTCATTTAATAAATTTTCAATAGAAGAATTAAATGAAAACGGAATAAATAAAATTAATAAACAAGTATCATATATTAATCAAACAGGTCAAGCATCAGCAAATCAACCTACAACAATAGGAATACAAACTATATGATAGCTTTAGAACCGCAACATATTTTTAATTATAATGGTGTGATCTCAAGTGTATATCATGCGTCTAAAAATGAAGGACTGCCTAAACATCAACATATTTGGTCACACGCTACTATTTGTCATAATGGTTCTTGTATTATAAGAATGGAAGGTAAAGAAAAAGTAATAGATAAACACAGCGGTGCTTTTAATTTACCAGCTAATAAATGGCATGAAATTGAAGCTTTGGAAGATGATACAGTTTTTGTAAATGTATTTTCTGAAAATAAGTTTTAACAAAGTATAATATAAGACATAATTATCGCATTGCGTCAGAAAGATGCTTGCGTCATTTACCTAGTTAGGAAAAATTATGGCTATCTTTAATAAAAACACACTTCGTCAAGTGTCGGGCTTTGATAATCAAATCATTGCTGGCGAGCTTGTCTATAACCAATCTACTTATTGGAATCTTACGCTTGAAAGCGAAGGTTTACCTATTGATTTAACTGATGCTACTATTGATGCATCTATTATTCGCAGACAATTAAGCAATATTCATGATAGTCGTTATGGTCTTACTTTTGACATAGCAGATTACACACCACCACCTGAACCCGTTTCATTATCTATTGTAAATTTAGATGAAGCCGCAGGCACTTTTACTTTAGTGATTGATGAATCAGCTTGGGGTGTTATAGATAATGATCCACAACTCGACATTAATGCTGAAAATTGTGTAGGCTTTAGTGGTCGTATTAAAATTAGCTTTCCAGCTAGTGGTTTAGACCCTGCTCAAGATTTAATTATATTTCTTTTATTTTTAGTAAGATCAGACGGAGTGGTAAATTAAATGGGAACGATTAATACAACAATTCAATCAGCCGCAGAAATTACATTATCCGTTGATCGTGGTTTATATGGTCCAAGCGGAACATCAGGCTATTCAGGCTACAGCGGATTCAGTGGATTAGGTGGAATAGGTTACTCAGGATATAGCGGAAAAAGCGGATATAGCGGATACAGTGGAACTAATGGAGAAAGCGGATATAGCGGTTTTTCAGGCTACAGCGGAGATAGCGGATTATCAGGATATTCAGGAAGTGGTGAAAGTGGATATAGCGGATTCAGCGGCTACAGTGGACAACAAGGAACTTCAATTAATGTAATTGGAACTGTTCCTACGCCAGAAGATTTACCAGTTTCAGGAAGCCTTAATGATGCATACATTGTAGAATCAAATGGTGATTTATATGTATGGACAGGTTCAGCTTGGACTAATGTTGGTCAAATTGTAGGTCCAACTGGCGAATCAGGCATCAGCGGATTTAGTGGTTATAGCGGACAACAAGGCGATAGCGGCTATTCAGGTGAAAAAGGTGATAGCGGATATTCAGGTCAAGATGGTCAATCGGGTTATAGCGGACAAGATGGTCAATCAGGATTCAGCGGAGAATCGGGCTATAGTGGCTACAGTGGCGAATCAATTAGTGGAGAAAGTGGCTACAGTGGAGAATCAGGCTATTCAGGTTATAGCGGAGAATCTATAAGCGGAGAATCAGGATACAGTGGTTATAGTGGTCAAGATGGTCAATCAGGATTTAGTGGTCAAGATGGACAGTCAGGTTTCAGCGGCTACAGCGGACAAGATGGATTGTCAGGAGATTCAGGTTATAGTGGATACAGCGGTGAATCAATACAAGGTGATTCAGGATATAGCGGCTACAGCGGTGAAAGTGGTTATAGTGGCGAAGTAGGAACTTCGGGCTATAGCGGTTTCAGCGGACAAAAAGGCGATAGCGGCATTTCAGGTTATAGCGGAGTAAATGGTTTAAGCGGCTATAGTGGAATTAATGGCTACAGCGGGATATCAGGTTTCAGCGGAATATCAGGTTATAGTGGATATTCAGGCGAATCTATTCAAGGTGATTCAGGATATTCAGGTTATAGCGGACAGGACGGACAATCGGGCGATAGCGGATTTAGTGGCGATTCAGGAATCAGTGGCTACTCGGGCTATAGCGGAGAGCAAGGATTTTCAGGATATTCAGGATTCAGCGGATACAGTGGTGAATCAATCAGCGGAGATTCAGGATACAGTGGTTATAGCGGAGAATCGGGCTATTCAGGAACAGTAGGAGAAAGTGGTTATTCAGGAATCAGCGGTTATAGCGGCGATAGCGGAATATCGGGCTATAGTGGCGACAGCGGATATAGTGGAATAAATGGACTATCAGGCTATTCAGGTCAAGATGGCGCATCAGGCGAATCGGGTTATAGCGGTTGGAGCGGAGAAGTAGGCGAATCAGGCATCAGCGGATTCAGCGGAAAATCAGGATTTAGTGGCTACAGCGGGGAAGTAGGAACTAGCGGCTACAGTGGTTTTAGTGGATACAGCGGAGAAGTTGGAGCATCAGGCGATTCAGGATTTAGTGGATGGTCGGGCGAAGTAGGAGCATCAGGAATTTCAGGATTTAGTGGCTATAGTGGCGAAAGCGGATATAGTGGAATCAGCGGATTCAGCGGAATATCAGGATATAGCGGTTATTCAGGCGAAGTAGGAGCTACAGGCGGATCATCAAGTTTATTTTTATATCAAGCTAGAACTACTTCATATATTGGTCAGCCAGCTAATGGTCATTTATTATGGAATAATGTAGGTCAAATTATTTCAACTCAAATTAATATCAGTCATTTAACTGATGACAATATTGATATTGATATTTTCTTGGCTGGACTAGATCAAACAGAGCAATTTATTATTCAAGATAGAAATGTAAGCTCAAACAATCAAGTATGGTTAATAACAGGTGCAACAACAAATATCAATGCTGGCACTTCTAATAGTTATTGGACTGTTCCTGTATCTTTAGTTTCATCTAGTGGCACAGGCACGACAGGATTTACAAACAATCAACAATTATTTTTAGCAATCATTAATGGTATATCAGGCTATTCAGGATTCAGTGGTTATAGTGGATACAGCGGAGAGCAAGGAACATCAGGATATAGCGGATACTCTGGTTTCAGCGGATTAAAAGGAGATGATGGAACTAGCGGATATTCAGGCTACAGCGGTTATTCAGGATTGGTTGGAGATAGCGGTTATAGTGGAATCAGCGGATGGTCAGGAATCAGCGGTTATAGTGGCGCTGTAGGGCAATCAGGTTTCAGCGGATTTAGTGGTCAAGTAGGAACTCCGGGTCTTTCAGGCTATAGCGGCTATAGCGGATATAGTGGATTGAAAGGTGATTCAGGATTTTCAGGAATCAATGGCGCAAGCGGAATCAGCGGATATAGTGGAGCTCAAGGTTTTTCAGGCATCAGTGGATATAGCGGATTCAGCGGAGCTGTTGGACAGTCAGGTTATAGCGGAATCAATGGCACATCAGGATATAGCGGCTATAGCGGAGCTGTTGGAATAAGTGGCTACAGTGGTTTTAGTGGAGCTGTTGGAACTAGCGGATTTAGTGGCTATTCAGGTGCCAACGGAGCAAGCGGAATTAGCGGATATTCAGGAACTAACGGAACTAATGGAGCATCAGGTATCAGTGGTTATTCAGGATATTCAGGTTCAGGAATAAGTGGTTATTCAGGTTATTCAGGAAGCGGTGTATCAGGATTTAGCGGTTTTAGTGGAGCGCAAGGTCTATCAGGCTATAGCGGAATTAACGGAACATCAGGTATCAGCGGATTCAGCGGAGCTAATGGTGTGTCGGGCTATAGTGGTTATAGTGGAAGTGGTATCAGCGGTTATTCAGGATACAGTGGATCAGGCTTAAGCGGATTTTCAGGATTCTCTGGATATAGTGGCGTAGCATCTAGCATTACAAGTAAAATGATATATGATCAATTTACTTCAACTGCTTCTCAAACAACATTTACAACATCTGCAACATATACTTCAGGCAAAATTGAAGTATTTTTACAAGGTGTTAAAATGATAAATGGTGTTGATGTAACTGTAACTTCAGGAACTAGCGTGGTATTTGGAACAGCATTGGCAATATCACAAAGGGTTGATTTAGTGTATCCAATTTAAAGGACAATAATGGACAAGACAACACAAGATGCTTTAGCATATTTTAAAAAGCATGATTTAAATTATTATAGATTTTTATTAACAAATAATTATGAACGAGCGGTTTTTTTAAAAGGCGATCCAGTCTTTCCTAGAGAAGCCACTCGTTATCTTTGGGCTAACCGCAATCTTTTAGGTAGAAATATTTTAGAGATTGGTTGTTCAACAGGTTATGGCCATCAATTTTTTCCAAATGATGCAAATTATCTAGGTTTAGACTACGATCCTGTTATTATTGGGGTCGCAAACGAACAGCAATGGGGTTTAAACGCATCTTTTGTTCATGCCGATATAAACACCTACCCGCTTGAACAATACGATACCATAATTGCTTTTGAATTGATTGAGCATCTTGATAATGGCCTTGAAATAGCACAAAAACTCAAACAACATTGCAAACGACTTTTATTGACAACGCCACACAATGAGCCTGTAGGATTTTGGGGTGAACATCATAAACTTCATGAATTAAATGAATCGCACTTTCCTGATTTTAAATATGAATATATTAATGAAGAAGGTTATGTGTCAAAAGAACCTGCTGAAATAAAAGAAGGAAATAGATTTAACCTTATAATTATGAGGTGGGATCATGAGTAGCATTTTATGTTCAATATCTACAAGGGGTCGCTACGATACAACCCTTCCTTTAGCACTTCAAGCTATTTTAAATCAAACAAAACTTCCCAATGCAATTATTATTTATGATGACAATAATGATTCTCGTGATGTAAGGGGTGAATTATTTTATGATTATTTTTTTAAAATATGTGAAATAAAAAATATTAAATGGGAATGGGTTTTTGCTGAAAAAAAAGGTCAACATCACAACCATCAAAAAGCTAATGAAAATAAATTTGAATGGGTGTGGCGCATTGATGATGATTGCATTCCTGAACCTAATGTTCTTGAAAATTTATATTTACATACTAACTTAAATGTGGGAGCTGTCGGAGGATCAATTTTAACATTGCCATATTTACCCGACATTTCTAAATCCACAGGCAAAATTAAAGACATTGATTCAGAGCCTAATATTCAATGGAATTACATTAAAGAAGCAAAAGAAGTTGAACATCTTCATTGTTCATTTTTATATAAAGCTGGTATTCATGATTATAATCTTGGTTTGTCAAGAGTAGCACATAGAGAAGAAACATTATTTACTTATGGATTATATTTAAAAGGCTATAAAATTCTTGTTGTTCCGAATGCTACAAGTTGGCATCTTAAAAATCCACAAGGCGGAATCAGAGCTGAAACAAGTAAAGAAATGTATGAACATGATGAATTGATTTTTAGAAACACATTAGCTTACAAAAATAAAAAAATTGTCGTGCTTAATTGTGGTATGGGCGATCACATAGTATTTAGTCATGTATTGCCTGAAATAAAAAATGCAGAAGTATTTACTTGTTTTCCTGAAATAATTCCCGGAAGATCATTGTCAGAAGCCAAATCTTTATTTGGTGCTATAGACGAGTGGAGCATATATAAAAAAATGAAACAATGGGAATGGACTGACAGTCTTGAAAATGCTTTTAGGAAAATGTATTTATGATTATTATTAGCCCTTATGCTAAAGCTTTAAGAAGCGGAAAACAAAATGCAAAAAATTATCCTTATTGGAAAGAATTGATTGCATTAATTAAAGAACCTATTATTCAAGTTGGCGTTGAAGGTGAGGAGCAATTGGTTCCTGATTTTAGAAAAAATTTATCTTTAAAAGAGCTTGAAAATCTTATTAATGAATGCAGAACATGGATAAGTTGCGATTCTTTTCTTCAACATTTCGCTTGGGATAAGAAAAAATATGGTATAGTATTGTGGTCTGTTTCTGATCCTTTGATATTTGGACATCCTGAAAATATCAATCTTATAAAGGATAGGAAAAATTTGCGTGAAAATCAATTTTTATGGTGGGAAGAAACAGATCATGATGCAAATAAATTTGTTAATCCTGAAGTAGTAATAGAAAGTTTAAATGCAAACTTCCCATGAAACCATTGATGACATCTTCAATTTTCTACAAAATAAAACAATCAAAGATATTGGCTCCGATTTTTTTGATAATAAACATTACTTGGTTGTTTTATTATCTGATGGCTCTATTGCTTATATATCTAGCAATGACAGTTTTTATCTCGCTATTGAAAGGCATCTTATTAATTAGTAGAAAGAAATAATATGGATATGCAAGAACACACGAAACATGTATTAGATACAGTTTCGGGAATTACGGCTTTTGGCGCAATCATGAAATTTTTACCAGCAATAGCCGCATTACTTTCAATCATTTGGTATTGCATTAGAATTTATGAATGGGCTCGTTCTAAATTTAAATAATGATTTTCATGATGTTTTAAAACACAATGTAGCTCATAATTGAATAGCAATATTTTATTAATTAAGGAGTTTATTATGTGGACAACACCATCAGCTACAGAAATGCGTTTTGGATTTGAAGTTACTATGTATGTAATGAATAAGTAATACAATTAAAGGGGCTTAATTGCCCCTTTTTTTATTCGTTATAATGATCTTTAATATTTCCATTTAAACCAATAATATCTATTCTATCTTCGTCCCAGCTAGTTGTTTCATCTGAATCGTAATAAATTTCTTTTTTCTTTTTGCCAAATATTTTTTCAAATTTTTCATCAAACTTTTCTTTGTTCGTTTTTCTTGCTATTGAACCTTTTCCTGCCTCGCTATAACTCATAAGCCTGTCCCCTGAAAGCTACAACATCATCTTCAATAACTTCTACCAATTCAGGCGGTAAAAGTTTGCCCTTATGAAATGATAACACAGCGAAACCGCTACGCCAATTCTTTGGATTATCTTCTGTATAATTTAAAAATTGATCGCCATCTATTTCAGCTAATGTTCCTGTGTCCACACCATAGCGAGTGCCTGTGTAATCAGTGTAAGCCGAAACCTTTAATGAGTGTAAATGGCCTGTAACGATACTTGTTCCAGCGCCCATTGTGTTATTGTGTGTGGCATGAACACCGCCTTTCCAACGATGCTTTATGCAGACATCATTGATCCATGTAGCCCAGCATGGTTTCCAAGCGGGGAAATGGTCTTTTAAATGAAAGCCATTAACAAATTCATATTCAGGTGCGACTGCTGCAAGGTATGTTTCAAATCTACTATCATGATTACCTAGTGTCCAAGTAAGAAAAGGGCTAGGTTTAACTGTCTTGCAAGCATCTTCAATCCTACCTAGCATTTCTTTACAAGCGTTTAATTCATCAATGACTGTTGGCCTGTGTTCAAGAAATCCAATGCGGCCATGTCTTGATATATTTGCACCATCAAATACATCACCATTAGCAATCACAGCTTTAGGTTTTAATTCTTTGATAAATTTAATGAGTGCTTTGAATGCGGTTGTTTCATCATTATTCCAAAAGTGAGCGTCAGAAAAAACAATTACAATGCCATTTTGAATAGGGATATTAATTCTTGCCGAGTGTCGTTCTATAAAAGGTTTTTCTTCATTGGCTTGTAAATCCAATCCGTATCGGCTTTCCATTGCTCTGCGCCTCATTTGCACAGCACGAATACTGATACCTGTTTTTGTTGAGATTTTTTGGCATGATTTTAATTCACCCCAAAGCTTTATGAATTCTTCATCTGATATCAATTTTGGCATATGGTTCCTAAAAAAGAGGGCTACTTGTCTTAATGTCTATTATTAAATACCTTGCGCAAGTCTAGCAATATTCGCCTATATTATATTGCATTACATTAAAATTTTCACCCATTAATCAATTAAAACGGAACATCACTTTCCATATCATCAAAAGAAGTTGATGACTTGGCGCTAGTTTGTTGTGAATCTTTTGGTAGCGGTTCTTTCATTTGTAACCACCCATCAAAATTTACAGGGATAGTTTCAAGTTTGATAGCTTGGCCGCCATTTTTTGTTTCTACAACAACGCCACATCTAATCCATTTTCTTCTTTCTTTGCCGTCTTTACCGACATAGTTTTCACCGCCTGCTAATAAATCATGAGTTATTGCCATTTTCTTTTTCCTTTAGTTGTTGAACGATTAAATCTACTTCATTATTGAACTCAATTACTTCTGCTTCAGCTTGCGAGATAAATTCCTCATCTCTAAAAATGCGCTTAATAAAAAGCTGCAAAGGTTCGCTGATGTCAGGATCAAAAGAGACCAAGTCACACCATTTTCTATCTACGCCACAGCAGGCCATCTGAAACTGCACTTGAGCATAATAACGATTGACTAAATCTTTGCCATCATTGATAAAATGCTCAAGGTGATTGTCGGGCAGCGGACATTTAATTTCTATAAGGCCATCGCTACCAATCATGCCATCAGGTGAACAACCTGCCATAGAAATGACAGGGTGATTGACAAAAGCTATTTGATCTACAAATAAGCCTCTTTTCACCTCGTAGGAAGCCCTTGCAAGCGGTTCTAACGCTGTTCCGCGTTCCATTGCTGCATTGGTGTAGCCTTGCACTCGTTTTCCTGTCAAACGCTCTCTAACGAGCTCGTTTTTGAGCTTTTTGCGACCTGCACTCTCACCTGATTTGATTTTGGACATAAGGTCTGCAATCTTGCTGGCCGTAACCTTACCAAGTCGCATCTGAAACCACTCATCACTTCCTTGTTGTATGTCCATAAAAATACCTTCCTATAGCATGCTGGTTTATCGGTTCCATATCATTTTGCCTTTTCAAGCGTAAATAAATGGTTTGAATAATCCATTGAATACGCATGCTTTCTGATTGGGGATATATTTGATTTGCTTTTGCCATGAGTGAATTCATAGCATGCCTCTGATTCTGTATTCTGCAACAATACAAGTTTCATCAAAAGAGTTTTTGACTTTCTTGGCCTGCGTTTCAATTTCATAGCCTTTTTTGCGAAGGTTATAAATTGTGTCAGCTAACCGATAAATGCCTAGATTTTTCCATGCCTTCAACGGATCAATGGTTTTTGATTTTTTAAAATATTTAATTAAGCGGTCTTGTTGTGTCATCTTGTTCCCCTTGTAATATTTTTTTGAGTTTATTTGTTTCATTGATTACAGCCTGCGCCACAGCTTTATTATTTCGCACTTCTGAAATAATAGTAGCGTAGTTTTTTTGTAGCTCATCAATAGTTTTGCTTTCATTGATTTTTTTAATATAATCTTCAGGGTTCATGCGTGTAGCTTCACCATCATCATCATCTTGGTAAAGGCCACAGATGGCACTTAAATTATATCTGCGTAAATAACTCATGCAGCTTCCAACGCCCTGCGCATCATTTTTTTGTAATGGGCAGCTTGCGGTGTCCTCAATCCATTCACCCGATTCATGAATAAGGCGTGTTGTCAGAGAAATAAACCCTGCTTCACTTGCGCTGGCGGTCTGTAGGAATGCAATGCCCGCTTCATTCAAAGCTGGTTTGACTGCATCTATTACAGAGCCTAAATCGGCATAGCGTGATTTGAAGTGAGGATTGGTGCTGTCTTTGATTGCAAACTTAATGTTACGCTGCGCTTGAACCAAAGCTTTGGATATAGCATTGATGCTATCTGATGTTTTCATGTCTTATAGTTTCCTTTTATTTAAATAATGCGTTTCATGGTTTCATTGTAAATATTGCCCGCCCAATGAGCAGCGGTGTTCTCACCATTGATGTATCTTGTAACTACATCTTTGGCAATATACTCAATTTTAGCATCATATAAATCTTTAATGCGGCCAATTTTATCATCATCAGCATCATAAAGAATATTTTTCACTTGATCTTGCAAATCCCAACCATTGTAAGCGTCAGAAAATTTTTTAGATTGAAACATTAAATAATACTCAATTAATTCTTGTAGCGTTGGTTTTTCTTCACCATCTAAAAAGTCAGGATCAGGGTTTACCATAGTTTGAATATGCACTTTGTTTTCTGCTGCAACATTTTCTTCAGACATAACGGCCTCCGTTGTGTTTTGATTTTGTTGTATAGTATTCTTATCTGTTTGATTTGGCAACATTTATTTACTCCACCATTGCATGACTATTGGCGTCAAAATATAAAGACATATTGCGAAATACGCGTAAACAGCAATCGCATAAATAATAGCTTTTTTAGTTTCTGTTTTCATTTTATTTATCCTCAAGTGAATTAACAAGGCTGTCTAAAACTGTTTTCATGGCAAACTCAACATCTTTGCGATTCATTTGACTTGCATATTGATCGGCCATTTTTATACACTCATCAGCTTTTTCATCTGATGGTGCAGTGATAGCTAAAGACAGAGCAACCATAAGCGCTTCTTTATCAGTCTGTATCTTCATGAGCGTCCCCCACATTTTCAACAATTTCAACTTCAAAATTGTTTTCACAAATTTTATCGTTATCGTCTAATGAATTCATAAAATCATCTACAGCTTTATCTTCATTTTCAGCAACAATTTCACGCTCGTAGGTGTTGGTAGATGTTACTTGAATTTTGAATTTATGCAGTTTCATCATAGTCCTCTTTTGTGTTTTCATTCAAGAAATTTAATTGATTTTCTTTGTATTGCTGCCATATGATAGGAAGTTCAACATTATCATTTTCAGCACATTCAAGAATATAATCAGCATCTTCACTGTTCATGATATTAGGATCGTCATTTAAAAGCTCATCAATGAAACCTTCAAAACCATGATATGGAGTTGTATAATAAATTTCCATTGTGTCGCCATTCATCATAGCGACTTGATAATCATCATTAATTAAAAATACATAACCACTATTGTTATTCATTGCTATTTTTACCCCAAGCCATGAAAAATTGCGAGGCAAATCAGCATTTAATAGCTCTATCGCCATGTGTTTTTCACGAGAACCAAAATCAGCAAGGTTTTCACTGTAAATATTATCTGTAGTCATTTTGTTTCCTTTCGTTTCCGTTAGTTTGATTGTAAAAGCGCATAGCGAACATAACACTCATACGCTATACGCTGATATTTGTTGATAATATCTTTGTCATTATAATTTTCTTGAATGTATTGCAAGGCATGATCAAATTCAATATCAAGATTTGCAGCTAATGTTTGAATAACACCAATGGCAGCGGTAAGCCTCATTTTGCACCCCCCGCTATATTGAGTTTGCCTAATACAATTTTCCAAGCTTGATAACGAGCATCATCTTTGCCATTAGCTAAAATATTATCAGCCCAAGTGAATAATGTATCGTTTTGCTTATTTTTTGTTGTGAATTGGCAAGCGTATTCAATTTTGCCGTTATTTTTTTTACATGTTTTGATTGACATATTACTGTGAGTTTTAAAACCTGCTTTAATTACATCAGATTTAATTGATTGCAGTAAATTTCTGTAAGTCATTTCTACCTTTGCTGTTTTATTTTGTGTTGTCATTTATTTTCCTTCGCAATCTAAACAAATCATTTGACCATCAACAAATTCGTATTGGTCGGTGATGTTGAATTCGGCTGCGTTTAATTTGCCTTGTTGATAAAATGCCAAATCATTGAACCTTGTTTCTACTGTAACAGGGTTGGCCATTTCAATCAAAACTTTGCCGCAGCAATCACAAGGCATAGCATCAAAAAATACATTGCCTCTGTAATAGCTGGTTTCATCTAGAAATGGGAGGTTGGCGTGGTTTTTGCGGTCTGTGTAAACTATCATGTTGTTTCCTTTCGTTTCCTGTTAATAAATGTGCTACAAGTGTTATTTTCAACCTTTTTTGGAGCTTGGCAAGTAATTTCAAGCACTTTTTGGAAATATTTCCACTTTTTTTGATTAAAAAATGAGCAGATTGATTAAAAAATGAGCAAAAACGACAAAATTGATTAAAAAATGAGCAACTATGGTAAAGTGTGGCCATGAAACATGCAGAACACGAGCAACAAGTCCTTCTAATCGAGTGGTTTAGGGCGCAATACCCATTACTTCGCGGCTGCCTATGGGCGATTCCTAATGGCGGGGTGCGTAACATTGGCACAGCAATCAAATTGAAGCGTGAAGGCGTCATTGCAGGCGTCAGCGACCTGTTTTTAATGGTGGCGAAAGGTGGGCATCATGGCCTTTTTATAGAAATGAAATCTAAAGGTGGTAAACCACAGCAAAATCAGTTAGAATTTATCAAGCTTGCTCAATCTATGGGCTATGCTGCAATCGTTTGTTATGGTTTTTTAGAAGCAAAAAATCAGGTCAAAAATTATTTGGCCTCATAAAAAGCTTTCTTTTTTTTTGGATTTGCTGGAAAATGATTTGGCACTTACAAGAAAAGAGGGGGTTTATGCACTACTATCAACATAATATAGCCGACTACAGAAAAGATACTTCTCATTTATCTTTATTAGAACATGGCGTTTATCATCAACTTTTAGATCAGTATTATTTATCAGAGGCACCAATTCCGTTAGACTTAACAAAACTATTTCGCTTAATGAGCGCAAAGGAGCAAAATGAAATATCAGCTATTGAAAATGTTCTTAACGATTTCTTTATTAAAACTGAAAGCGGTTATGTTCATAGACGCTGTGAAATTGAAATTGAAGCGTATCATTTAAAATCTACCACAGCTTCCAACGCTGCAAAGAAAAGATGGACTGATGCTGACGCAATGCAAACGCATAGCGATGGCATTACCAACCATAAACCAGCAAACCATAAACCAAAAACTATAAAACCAAAAACCACTCTTACAGAGAGTGAGCAAAATGACTTTGATATTTTTTGGAATGCCTATCCTAAAAAAGTAGGCAAAGACAAAGCAATGACAGCTTGGAAAACAAAACAAGCCAACATAAAAGAAGTCCTTGAAGCATTGGTATGGCAAATGAAATCTGATCAATGGTTCAAAAATGAAGGGCAGTATATTCCCAATCCAACAACCTATTTGAATCAAGGTCGCTGGAAGGACGAACCGCCTATCCCTATAACATTCTAGGAGATTAGATGTTAAACGAACTTATGTGTCTATCAGCAATTATTTGGGGTGAAGCAAGAGGTGAAGCGCCAATTGGCCAAGTAGCCGCAGCTTATACAGCTATTAACAGAAAAAAAGATCCACGCTATCCTGATAATATTTGTAAAATAATGCAACAACCCAATCAATATGAGTTTTTGTCAAAGGTGGGAATGCCAACTGAAAAACAATTTGGACAATTCATGCCATTAGCAAAAGCTATTTTGGAAGGTCGTGTAGATGATCCAACGAGCGGGGCTAAATGGTTTCATACAAAAAATATAAAACCAATTTGGTCTAAAGATAAAACAGTTAAAATAGCATTAGGTAATCATATTTTTTATTAACAAAAGGACAAGACAAGATGAATATATTTTATTTAGATAAAAACCCAAGAACCTGCGCTACTATGCATTTAGATAAACATTGCGTCAAAATGATTTTAGAATATGCGCAGCTTCTTTCTACAGCTCACAGAGTTTGTGATGATGATAATTTTGCAGACGAAAAAGGATTATACAAAGCTACACATATCAATCACCCATCAGCTATTTGGGTGCGCAAAAGCTATTGGAATTATGTTTGGCTTCTTGAGTTATTGCAATTTTTATGTATTGAATATACATATCGTTATGGCAAAATTCACAAGGTTCAACGAACAAATTTATTAAGCAATCTGCAAACGCTTCCTAAAAATATTGGACGCGATGCTTTTACAGAGCCGACGCTTGCAATGCCTGATGATTGCAAAATAGAAAATGATGCAATAGCTTCCTATAGGAAATATTATCAGCTATACAAGTTTCACATTGCAAAATGGACTAGCAGAACAATTCCAACATGGTATGATCACAATTACATTATTCAATAACAAAGGAAAATAACATGGCAGAATTAAGCAATCAATTATTTGATAGTGCAGCATTACTTAATGATGAAAGCAGAGCTTCAACAGATGTGGTTTTGATTCATAAGCTTCGTGATGCTTCAATGCTTATGACATTGGCCGCACAAGAATTACAAATTTTACAACTCAAATATGAAAAACTTCAAGATAATTTTGATTTATTAACATAAGGACAATATATGAATACGACAATGGGAAATCTAGAAAATTGGGTTCGTCAATTAAATGGAGAACTTAATGTGCAAGCTGTAGCAAAAACACAAGTAAGTAGAAAGCCCGGAGAGTATGTAAAAGAATATCGTGTTTATTTAACAGAGGAACATAAATGCTCTCTTACTTTAACCAATGGCCAACATTCACCAAAAAGACAGATACCAAATTTGAGATTGACATTCAATCCAATAACTAACAGATTGGTGGCCGCTCAAATTTTAAGTGGTGGTTAATATGGAAACGAAAGCTTGGTTAATAGAGGAGTTTGATCACAATGGCCAACTTGCATGGAAAATGATATCATTTTTTGAGCCTGACAGCCTTTCATGGTTGAAAGATTTGAAAGGCAAGAAGCACAATCTAGTTATTTCAGAGCTAGGCGTTATCAAAACTAAAACTGTTACAGGGATTGAAAAAAAATATGAATCTAGCAAATTTGTTATCGGCTTGTAAAATTGTTGGTTTTATTTTGTGGGTGGTTATATTCTTGGTTGTTTCACTCGTCCTATTTTATTTATGGGAAGAATTTAATGACTAAAATTATAGACATTGCAATCAAATTATTAATAATTGCTGGCGTGATTGGTTTGGCCATTGGCGTCGATATGGTGATAGAATTGATACTTATAAGGAATTTATGAAAGTGTTAATGATGGAAGTTTTATTTAGATATTTAGTTTTTGATGATTTAGGTGAGCCTATTCGTAGGTTCAGGACAAAGCATGAAGCTGAATGTTATGTTTTACATAGGCCAAATCACAGAATTGAAAGGTTGCCGCCTGCACCAATAGAAAATGTATTTAATTTAATTTCAGATGAACCACTATTTTAGGACAATATATGACAAACCAAGACAAAAACAATTTTATGAAACTTATAAATTCTGTAATGAAAATTTATGATAAACCCGAAATTGAATTATCTTTGATGCGGGTTTGGTTTGTAAAGCTGCAGGAATTTGATTTTAAAACTGTATGCACAGCTTTTAATGCTTATACATCTAAAAACACATCAGCACCTACACCAATAGATATCATTAAGCTTTGCCCTAGGCCAACACAATTTAGCGCCATAGCAGCGCCTAGAATGGCTCTAGAGGACAGTAAAAAACATGCTGATCAGGTCATGCAAATTGTTTCAAAAACATTATCACCAACAACTGACTACAAAGCTTGGGCAAAGCGTATATTAGCAAAACCAAAAAATTATCCTGCAATCTCTATCCGTTTTGCAAAAGAAGCGTTAGAATTGCGCAATGGAATTCAAATGGAAAAAGTTTGGTAATTTTGCGATAACCGCAAATGGATACTCAATCGCTAAATATATTGTTGCAGATGGCGCAAAATATGGCATATGGGAATTACCAAATAAATTATTAGGATTTTATAAGACACCTGCAAAGGCCAAAGAATATGCAATGGATCATTACAAAACAAAACCTTCCGTTCCTGATAGAAAAACTTCAAGCGCTAGACTACACAAAAAAATGGAAAATAGTGCTTACGGAAAATAAAGAAATAAGAACAAACGAACAGAACGATAGACTATGGGCAATGTATAAGGCCATAGGCGATTACATTGGTTACTCTCAAGATGAAATGCACAAGATTTTGAAATTCAAATTTTTGCGCACTGAAAGAATACTCAATGATGAATCTTTTGAAGTTTTGAAAAGCACTACTTCATTGTCTGTTGAGGAAATGACAGATTACATGGATAAAATTGAAATATGGGCAATTACTGAATTAGGTTTTGCTTGGCAATGACTAAAGATGAAAAACAACACTATGAAAAACTATCTCAAATCGGCTGCATCGTTTGTCATAATCTCAATTTCGGTTATTCTGCTCCTCACATACATCATATTAGACATGGTGTTGGAATTGGTCAAAAAAGCCATTGGTCTAACGCTATACCCCTTTGCCCGATGCATCATCAACATGGTGGTTATGGTGTGGCACTTCACGCAGGTCAAAGAACCTTTGAAAAAAAATATGGCACAGAATCGCAACTTTTACAACAAACTTTAGCTCTTTTAGAGTAGAATAATTTTTTTAAGGAATTATTATGAAAACTGTATTTTCAATCAAAGAGGCTCAAACAACGAACGCCACTATTTCAATAGGCGATTTCTTTTTAAAGCTTTTACATGCTGGCACGAACACACATATTCTACATCTTCAAACAAAAAGCTACGCAGAGCATAAAGCTTTAGGCAATTTTTATGAGGCCATTGTTGAACAAACTGACATCTTAATAGAGGAATGGCAAGGCCGCAAAGGAATAATCATTCAATACCCAAATACTTATATGCCGCCTAAAACAAATGGCCTTGAAGAACTTTTGGACTTGGCCACATTCATTGATGAAAATAGAGATATAGTAGGTTCTGAATCTGAATTGCAAAATTCAGTAGATGATATTAGGTCTTTAGTAGATGGAACAATTTATAAATTGATGTTTTTAAAATAAAGGAAAAGATATGACAATACAAGTTGAATACAGACAAGTTTTTGAATTGATCCCTTATGAAAAGAACAGTCGCATTCACAGCGAAATGCAGCTTGATCAAATTGCTGCATCAATCAAAGAGTTTGGTTTTCGCAATCCAATTATTGTTGATGGAAACAATATCCTCGCAGGTCATGGCCGCGTAGAAGCTGCAAAAAAACTCGGCATTGATTTAATCCCAACGATTGACGCATCAGATTTGACTGAAACACAAAAGCAGGCCTACATCATTGCAGACAATAAAATAGCATTAAACGCAGAGTGGGACGAATCCATGTTACTTATGGAAATTGAAAAATTAAAAATAAGTGATTTTGATTTGAGCATATTGGCTTTTGATGCATCAGAATTGCAAGTCAAAGAAATAGATTATTCTATTTTAGATGAGCATAATTTAGATAGACAATTAGATGACATGACCGGGAATTCAAAAAAAGCAATCCAAATTGAATTTGAACCTGATCATTATGAGGAAGCTCAAGAGTTATTCAAATTTTGGCGCAACGAAGGAGCATACATTGGCTCTATGGTGATTCAACACCTACGCTCTGAAAAAAATAAATTGATAGCATGATAGTTTGTATCCCATCAAGAAAAAGACCTGACACAAAAACTTGGAAATTATTTGTTGATGCAGGATATGAGGTATATCATTTTTTAGAGCCTCAAGATTTCACTGATTATGATGTGCCTAACAAAATCAACATTGGCGAAAACAATAAAGGCCTTATGTATGTCAGAAACTTCAAATTAGATTGGTTAAAAAAAAATGGGCATAAATGGGCGTGGTTTGCAGATGATGACATCACAAGTTTCGGTATATACAATGGCAGAACAGTCAAAAAAGATGCGAGCATTTTAAAAACGATTGAAGATGCTGCGGCAAAATTGCCCTTTGAAATTATTGGAATGAATTACTGTCAGCATGCGTGGCATGAAAAGAAAGCATGGAGTGTCAATCGCAAATTTCCTGATGTATGCGCTTTGCTTAATGTAGAAAAAATCAAATGGCGTTTCAAAGAAAAGTTTCCTTTAAAAGGGGACAGGGATTTTGCGTTGCAATGTATCAAATATGGTTCAGGCATTTTAAGATTTAATCATATTTGGTTTAACTGCCCAAATGTCGGAAGTAATGCGGGGGGTTTGCAAGAAAAATATCAAAAAAAAGAAGATGAGGAAGCAGCTCGCATGATTGTCAGAGAGTGGCATCCATTCATTACTTTAAAAATGAACAAAGGCCGCATAGACATGAAAGCAGATATCAAAGCTGTGGCCGCACATTACAAAAAAGAAATTGTATGAAGCGCGTAGATTTAAGCCCGCTAGAGCATACAATCAAAATTGGTGATGAGTGTGGTAACTTACAACCCAATGTTACCGAGGACACTATTTTTTATGCTGATGGTGTGCCGATAGGATTTTATTTAAAACAAATAAGCGGTAAACTTAAACAGTATGTTGAGATAGCTAATGCAGAGTTACTTTCTGATCGTGTGCCAAAACAAAACATGGACAGAAAAAAACCTATGGGGAAAGATGAGAATGGTAAAAACATTTATCGCATCATCACTCAATACAGCACAATCATAGGCTCTATTCCTGCAAAGCCACACATGAGGCGGCCATATCCTAATATCAGTAGTGTGCATAGAGTTGAAAGCGCCAAGACATTTATTAAGGCCATGATGCTCGCATGTTATGAAGCAGAGGAAGTAATAAAATGCCTAGCGCCCAATATATTTGAAAACCAATTGAAAGTAGTAACAGAGAGCATACCGCCTAAATATAGATTCGGCAGACTGTTCACATCAAGCATCAGTAATTTCAATATTGCGGCCAACTATCATATTGATGGGGGTAATCTTGAAGGGTGTGTCAATGTAATTATTGCAAAAAAAAGTAATGCAAAAGGTGGCAATACGACTGTTCCCGATTATAATGCTACTGTAGATAGTGCAGATAATTCTATGTTAGTTTATCCAGCTTGGCGTAATGTGCATGGGGTAACACCTATCATACCTATTCAAGAGGGTGGTTATAGAAATAGCCTTGTATTTTACGCATTGAAATCATTTAAAGAATTTTGGTAGATGCCCACTGTCCCTAAATATAGTAAGTGTAGGGAGTTAGGCTGCAATAACCCAAAGACATACAGATCAACATTTTGTGTGCAACATGGTGGAGGAACGACAGAAAAAGGAAAAGAAAATAATAAGCTTTACGGAACTGCATTTTGGAAAAAGCAAAGAAAGATACAGTTAAGCAAGAATCCATTATGTGCAGCTTGTTTATTGGAAGGCAAGGTTGTTCAAGCAGAACATATAGACCATGTATTCCCACATAGACAAGATCAAAACAAATTCAAAAGCAATCTGTTTCAAAGTTTATGTGTTCCGCATCATACATTAAAAACACAAGAGGAAAACAAAGGCATTTATTTATTTTATTCACCTAATGGCATGATTACTTATACAGACAACGACTATGGTTTCCAAGTTACTAACGAAACAAAATTTGCGTAAAATATACAAGCTATGTATATCATTACCCCCATTCAACGAGTATCAAATGCCACAGCCTCACAAAATTCAATTTTCAGTTATAGACACAAATGAAGTGATGGGATATTTTCATACAGAGCCTATGAGAATTGAAGTGGATAAGATGTGCGACAGCTTTCTGAAAGTGTTTGAAACAATTATGCATGAGTGTATCCATGTTTATTTATACAAAGCTAATCATTCAGATTTTGATCAGCATAATTATAAATTTAATAAACTAGCCAAACGCATATGTGATCTGTATAATTTCAATCATGAGGAGTTTTAAATGGGAAGTTTAATCAATCTAATATTACCTGCATTAGTCCCAGCATTTACTGATGGAGTGAGAGGATTATTTGCAAAGTTTACAGGTGGCGCAGGTGGACAACCACAAAATATGCAAGAGCGCATATCTCTTATTCAAGCAGAAACAGAAAAGCTTAAAGCTTTGGCACAATTAGACACTCCATCAGGCGAACCATCAAAATGGATTGTTGATTTGAGAGCATGCTACAGATATGTTATCATTACATTTATATTATTGGCTACGATAGCTGTGGTATATTCACCTAATGTTCCTGTGTCAATAGTAGCAGTGTTTCTTGACATGACAGGCGCTTGCATGAGTTTCATTATTGGGGAAAGAATGTATTTGAGTATTAAAAAATGAATTTATCAGAACATTTTACTTTAGAGGAGCTAACATACAGTGATATTTCTGTCAGACATAACTTGGACAATAGTCCCAGCGGTGATGTTGTCGTCAATCTTACTCGCCTTGCCAAATTCCTTGAGACTGTTCGCTCTTTACTTTCTAAACCTATTCATATTAATTCTGCTTATCGCTCACCTAACGTCAATAATTTGTTAGGTAGCAAACCGACATCACAACATTGTATAGGGTGTGCAGCAGACATAACAGTGAGTGGTATGGCACCTGACCAAGTCATCAAGGCCATAGTAAATAGTAAGGTAGCATATGACCAAGTAATAAGGGAGTTTGATTCATGGGTGCATATATCAATACCCCCTAATGAAACAGTAAAGCCAAGGAAACAAGCACTCATTATAGATAAGCAAGGAACAAGACCATACACATAAGGATAAGACATGACAATTAAAACAATATTAAAAGACAGACAAAAACAACATGGTAACTATCAAGACAGAGCTGACCTAACGATTGACCTACAGAACACAATAGATAATTATCGTTACAGCCTTCACGATCACCTACCTAACTACCAACTAGATGCCTTACGCATGATCTGTGTCAAGATAGCTCGCATAGTGAATGGGGACAACAACTATGTAGATCATTGGACAGACATAGCAGGCTATTCCCAACTCGTAATAGATGTAATACAATCCCAATCTGAATCCTCTCCCTCGCCTAGTAAGTAAGTCCTAAACACGAGCAAACAGAGCAAGTGGCAATAACTTAAATTATAAGGATAAAACTAAAAAACAAGCGGGGGAACAATCTTTCGCAAAGCGGGTTGCAAGGGGGGGTGGTAACTCTTTAATTAAAAAGGAATATTTAAAATGGCACAATCAAGAAACAAGCTTCCGCCTGAACTTCACATAGTGCATGGCACGAAAGGCGAAAATCAAGGAATCGTTTTGCCTGAAAAACTAAAACAATATATTCCTGTGGCGCATTGGTTAAAAAATCCTGACAGCTGGGATCAAGAAAAGTTTATTGAAACTACTTCAAAATATTTGTTTGATTTGTATGGTATTGGATCGGAACAAGACCAACATGTCCTCGGTATGTTAGCCGACCACATGACCACTTACATAGAATGCGTAAAAGGCATAAAGCTCACAGGCGTTATTAGTAAATACAATGGTGGCAAAACACTTGGTCCATCACCTCATGTTTCTTTAAGGGACAAAGTAACTCCACGAATCATTTCTTTGATGAACGAACTTGGCCTTACACCAAGAGGCAGGTTACAAGGCAACGCTACAGACAACATTGCACTTGGTGAATTAATGATGGGTCCCGACAACTTTAAATGAACGATTGGCAAGAAGGCATACAATATGCCATTGATGTAACTAAAGGCAATATTCATGTTTGTAAAAATGTAGAACTCGCTTGTCAGCGTTTTTTAGATTTTATGGGGAACAGACATTGGGAATATGAATTTCATGAAAAGTATGTGCGTCACTTTTTAATGTTTGTAGATTTGTTGAAACATACAAAAGGTCCCGATGCAAGAACACCCATAAAATTACAGCCATTTCAAATTATGCTAATTTCCGCTATTTATGGATTTAGGCACAAAAAAGATTTGACTAAAAGAATGACGACAGATGTTATTCTTTTCATTCCACGCAAAGCTGGTAAATCAACACTCACTTCAATTATTGCTTTGTATGAGCTTATGTATGGCGAAACTGGTGCTGAGGTATTTACTTTAGCCACAAATAGAGAACAGGCCACTATTGTATTTGACGCAGCAAAAGGTATGGTTGAATCTATGCCTTCATCAGCGCAAAGCTGGTTCATAAATAGTAAATATCAATTATCCAAAAAAGGCGACAGCCAATCTATGTTCCGTGCTTTATCTAGGGACAATAAAAAATCAGGTGATGGTAAAAATGCAAGCTGTGCCATTATTGACGAGGCCGCTCAAATTGTAGATAGAAATTCTATTGAGGTTGTATTTTCAGGCATGGTGGCTCGTAAAAATCCATTGCGTATTTACATTACAACAGCAAGCTTTTCAAAAGACACAAAATTTTATGAAGATATGGCCATGTTTGAATCCATGCTTAAAAACGAGGCAGAGGACAATCCTCATTGGTTTGGTTTACTTTATGGCCTTGATCCCGCAGATGATTGGCGAGATGAATCAACTTGGAAAAAATCTAATCCGATGCATGGTATTTCTATTTATCAACATGCCATTGAGGAAAGGTGCGCACAGGCCAAACTAAAACCCGCATCACTTAATGAGTTTCTTTGCAAAACTTTAAATGTATTTGTCAGCGCAAATAGCGCTTGGATTGACAGGGACTATTGGGACAAGTCTATTGGTGAAAACAAACCCGAACCTGAAGAAGTGTTTATTGGGTTTGACTTGGCGGCCACTCGCGACCTTAATGCTGTATGCACATTAAAAAGATATGCTGAACATGAGTATTTTGCAGAGTTTAAATTTTTCCTTCCTGAAGATGGCCTTGCATTGATTCCAACACATTACAGGCCAATATTTGACCAAGCTGTAAAATCTAAAATATTGCACATTACAGAAGGCAATGTTATGGACGATAGGGAAGTTTCAGAATATATAAAACAACAAGCTTCTATATACAATATTAAAGAAGTAGGATATGATGCTTACAATGCAGCTAGTTTAATTGCAAGGCTACATGAAAATAGCATTCCTGTTAAAAAAGTAGGGCAAGGAATGGCCGTATTATCAAACCCGTCTAAGCATGTAGAAAAATTGATAATGCAAAATCAAATAAAACATGACGGCAATCCTTTTGTCGGTTGGCAATTGGGTAATTGCGAAGTTTATGAAGATGTAAATGGGAATATTAAAATTCGTAAAAACGAAGCAGACAAAAGCGCAAAGGTTGATGGTATAATAGCGCTTATTATTGCGATGCATTGCTCATTAGATCACCCATTGCTTTCTACTTCATTTGGATTCAGAAGTATTTAAAGGATAAACATGGATATATTTGATATATTCAAAAAAAAACCTAATCAAAACACGCAAGAAAGTAACACTCTTTTTGGTCAAACTGCCCTTGGAAATAACATTTTACGGAATGTTAATGCTCAAGGTGTTCAATCCTCAAACCAATTATTATATGTAACTACTTCATCAGTTAATACTGCTGGTCGTGTTGTTGATATGTCTATGCTGTCACGCAACTCGACAGTTATGGCTTGCGTAGGTGCAAAAGCAAGAGCATTAGCTCAATTGCCTATAAAAATAATGGCATACAGAGAAGATGGCAATTTAGTAGATGCAATTACTGATCCTAGCGTTTCTGCAAGAGATAAAGCTAAAGCAAAATCAGTTTATTATTTATTAAATGAGCCAAACCATTATCAATCAGCTTATGAGTTTTGGTATCAATTTAGTATGTGGTTAGATTTAAGTGGTGAAACATTTATTGCATTGTGGCGCAAAGATCAAGAAAATCCTTCCCAAACGCCTATGGAAATGTATTTACTTGATTCAACTTTGATTACATCTCAAATAACGCCAACTCGTTATCCTACTTATAGACTATCAACAAATACATATGGTTTCAACAAAGACGAACCGCTCGAATATTACCAAGTTATTCATTCTACAGAAGCAGCTTGGCAAGGTAGCGCAGGTTTCAATAAAGGTATTTTAGCTGTTGAATTAGTTTCTTTAGATCAAGATATTGATTTATATTCTAATTTTATTATGTTGAATGGCGCTAAACCTAGTGGCATGTTCATTACAGATCAAGTCATTCCTGATGCTAAATTCAAAGAAATTGCAGCAAGATTAAAAGAAGCATGGACTTCATTGACAGGTTCACGCTCAACAGATTTATCAAAACCAGGACAAGGAATGTTGCTAGATAATGGCATGAAATATATGCCACTTGATATGCTTACGCTTCAAGATGCTGATGCAAGAGAATTGAAAACACAAACTATGAAACGCATATGCGGTTTATTTGGTGTTCCACCTGCAATGATTGGTATTGCAGATCAAAAATATAATAACACTCAAACTATGTTAGATGAGTTTTATAAATCCACAATGTCACCATTGATAACTAATATTCAACAAAAATTTAAAACATCTTTGCTTTCAGGCTATCCAAATCTTTGTATTGAGTTTCAAACTGAAAACTTTTTGAAAGGCGCACCGCTTGATCAAATGAATTATGCTGTAGCAGGTGTAAATGCTGGTATAATAACACCTAATGAAGCGAGAGAGTATTTGGGAAAAACTAATTTACCTGACGCTGACAAATTACTAGATAAAAGCACAAAACAATCCAATATTAGTGGCACATCACCGCAAGATACAGGTGGCGGTGGAAATACTTCCTCTGTAGGCAAAACAGGCCAAGCAGGTAAAGCCTAATGACATTAAAAGAGTTACTTGAAAAATTAACCCAACAGGCTAAAAAGCGTAAACCGCAACCTGTTGAAACTAACGGAATGAAAAAAAAGGGAGTGCCAATCAATGACTGATATTAAATTTTTTAACGAATCTAAAGTTTCACTCGGTGTTTCTGCCGATGAATCATTAAATAGTGTAGGTGCAATTGAAGCGACAGTGACGACATGGGGTGCTAGAGAAGGCGCTGATGGCCGTAAATTCAATTACAAACCTGAAGGCTTTGCTCAATGGGCAGATGAATTTGCTAAAGCTGGCAAACCACTACCAATGTTTTTTCAACACAATGATGAAAACTTTCCTGTAGGCGAGTGGACGCAATTTGAATTCACAGATACAGGTATGGACGCTAAAGGCAGATTGTTTACAAATACAACTGCTGGTAAAGACCTTTATACAATTATGAAAGAAAGCCCAAATCTTGTAGGCGGTGTTTCTGTAGGCGCTTACGCTGATGAATACGCAATGGTTGATGCAGAAGGAACACCAATGGATCCAACTGCTGATGAAGATGGTTATTTTCAAATTACTAAAGGCGGTTTGCGTGAAGTGTCCGTTGTAATGCAACCAAATAATCTTGAGTGTAATGTTTCGAAATTAGAGTGCTTTAGAACTGATGGTTCTTTAGACTTAAAACTAATCGAGAAAGCATTGCGTGATGCAAAACTTTCAAGAAAAGATGCGACCACCGCGTCTTCAATTTTCAAACAGATTTTAGAAACTCGTGATGAGACTAAAACTGATGAGAAAAAAGCACCTAATCAGAGTGATGCTGATGCGGTGGTAGATGAGCAAAAAATTCTTAACGCTTTTGCGGAAAGAGAATTGCTTAAAAATTTAAATAATCGTCTTAAAGGATAAATCATGTCAGATAAAATTATCGAAAAGTTAGACGCTATTGAGCAAGCTCAAGTTGAAGCAGTGGAAGCTGTTAAAACTGATGTAGATGCTAAATTAGCGGAAGCACAAAAAGCTTTTGAAGAAAAAACTGTAACATTTGAAGAAAAAGTAGCAGCTCTTGAAGCTAAAGTAGCATCAATCAAAGAAGCTACTCCATTAATCAAAACATACAAAACTATCGCTCAAGAAGTTAATCGTTCTGTTAAAGAACAATTAAAAGGTTTCTATGATAGCGGTGCTAAAGTAGAAAAAGAATTAAAAATGTTTGAAGATGCAGGTCAATATGATGCTTACATGAAAGAAGCTTCAGCAATTGGTAATCCTGCTGGTTATGGTGGCGGTGCAGGCGTCGGCGGTAGAACAGCTTACGATCCAGTATTTTTTGCGCTTCGTTTAGCTAATCCAATGCGTGGCGTTTCTCGTTCTGTTGCTACTGATGGCGCTACATATCAATTCCGTGCAAAAACTGGTAATACAGGCGCATGGTGGGGATATGCTATCAATAACAACACTTCATCACCACACCCAAATCCAAATAGTTTAGATACTAATATTTGGCAATTAACACTTCAAGATTTAAATGTTCAATTTCCAATCAGAACAGCGGCTCTTGACGATATCGATGGTTTAGAATCAAATGTTGTAGCTGATATGTTGTTAGAATTTTCACAACAAGAAGCTCTTTCAATGATTCAAAATAATGACCAAACTACAGTAAGTTTTGACAGTAATACTACTCCTTATGGTGGTTCTGACGGTTTGCGTGGTCTTAATCAATATGCTGGTGCAGCTGCTTCTTACGCTGGCGGTCAAACAACAACTGCGGCATTTGGAACAACAGGAACAGGTTCATCAAGTGGCTTGCATTCAATCGCTACTTATGACCAATTAATTCCTAATGGTTCTGATGCGGCTGGAGCTGGCAATGGTGTAGGTTTATTCAACAATGTTCAATATAAAGACATTGTAAATTTCATCTATGCTTTACCACAACAATATTGGACACCAACAGCGAAATTTGTTATTAATCCATTAATGCTTGCGGCAATTCGCGGTTTAGTTGATGACAATGGTCGCCCAATCTACATCGATGGTCTTTCACGAGATGATGGTATTGTTGGCACTTTACTTGGTTTTGATGTTGTAGTTAATAAGTATGTTTCTAACCCACTTATTCCTACTACACCTGATCCTTCAGTAAATACAAACGCTTTCCCAATTTACTTTGGTGATTGGAATCGTGGCCATACAATTGTTGATCGTTTAAACATGGTAATGCGTCGTTACGATCAAACATTACCGGGCTATATCACATTTTATGGTGAGAAGCGTTTATGCACATCAGTAGTTGATCCATTTAGCATTATTCGTTACAGATCAACAGTTTATCTTGATTAGTAATAATGTTGTTCAGGGTGGGGGAGCAATCCCCCTCTCTTTAATTTTTTAGGAAAGAAAAATGAATACATCTGAAAAAGTTTTAAATGGCATCAAACAAGCTCTTACTGAAGGCAAAGCCACAGTCAAGCTGTCTAAAGAAAAAGCCGAACAAGATGTAAATGAAGCTTCTCAACTTACTGGAAGCGGATTAAACAAAGGTGGTAGAACATACTTTGATGATGCTTTCGCTGCACTTCGTTTAGCAAATCCGTTTAGAGGATGGGCTCGTGAAGTTACTTTCGCAGGTTCAGCAGCTCAATTCGTTGCTAAAACAGGCAATGTTTTAAATCAAACAGGATCAAATAATCCTTGGGGATATACATTTACACCGAATGACGGAACTCCGGGAATTGCTACTTCAATTTGGCAATTACCTACAAGAAATTTATCAGCACAATTACCATTAAGAACAGCATTGTTATCTGATATTAATTATATTGATGAAACTATTGTCAGCGATTTAATGCTTGAATTTTCTCAAGCAGAAGCGGCAGCTATGGTATTGAATGTTGATCAAGCAGGCTCAACAACTTATAACACAGGCGCAACTAATGGTGTTCGAGGATTAATTACATATCCGGGAAGCACAACTGCGGCAGCATATGGAACAAGTGGAACAGCAATTACTAACGGACTTCATACAGTAGTATATGAATTATTTAGTCCAACTGCTCCAACTTATGAAGATTTAGTTAATACATTAAATAAACTTCCAGCACAATATTGGTATTTACCTTCTACAGCGTGGATGATGCACCCAAGCTTGATTGCTAAATTAAGATTAATGACTGCAACTGGCGGATTACCATTGCTTTTAGAAGTAGG